GAAATCTAATAAATAAACTGTAAGGATTTTAAAACAATGGATGAATTAATGGATATGATTGCTAAGGATGATAGTCCTTCTCAAGTAAGTGATGCGATCAAAGATGCTCTTTATGCAAAATCTGCAGAGAGAATAGGTAATCATAAGAATGCAGTAGCTAATTCACTTTTTGGCCATACACCAGAAACTGAAGATGATATACAGTTACAAAAAGATGTAGAAGGTTATGCCGATACTATTGCTGGAACAGATAGAGAAGAGCCAGCAGTAGAGGCAGAATCTGAGGATGAAGAATAATTATAAATAAATAAAATGATTCCGTAAAAATAATGACGCTTAGACCAGTCGGAACAGGAACTAGTATTACCACTGGGACTGCTTCTCAACAATCAGAGCCTATTGCTGGTAAATCTACAGCTATAAGAATATTTGCTGCTAGTCAAAATACTTTTGTTGCTATTGGTACTAATCCAACTGCAACAACAAATGATTTTGCTATTCCTTCTGGGACTGTAGGTACTTTAGCATTTAGTAATACTGCTGCTAAGGTTTCTTCTATTAGTACTTCTACAACATATACTATTATTGACTTCCCTCAAGGAACATCTTCCCCATTTGGTGTAGGTGATTATGTTAGTTTAGATCTTGCTACAGATAGTGATCAAGATTATTATACTTTTACTAATAAAAGAGTATATTCAGTTTATGATCGTGGCCGCACTTCAGAAGCATATTCTGGAGAGAATTGGTTTGGTCAAAGAATTGTAGTTGAAAATGATTATGGAAGGAACATTAGTACTTCACTTATTGATAATAACACCTCATTAAGAGGATCTCTTAAAATTGCTGCTATTACTGATACTGGTAGTGGTAAAGCATATATTCAACAAGTTCAAATTACAGGGGAAGCCTAATGAAACTCATTAGAGAAGAAATCGAAACAGTTGAATTTATCGTTGAAAACAGAGGCGGTAAAAAGCAACTTTATATTGAAGGAGTATTTCTCCAAGGAAACATAAAGAACAGAAATGGTCGTATGTATCCAATGGAAACTCTTCGTAGGGAAGTTTCTAGATATAATGAGAATCATGTAACATCAGGAAGAGCACTTGGAGAACTGGGACATCCAGAAGGTCCAACTGTTAATCTTGATAGAGTATCTCATAAGATAGTATCACTTAAAGAAAGTGGTTCTAATTTTATAGGTAAAGCAAAAATCCTCTCTACCCCTATGGGTAAAATAGCATCCTCACTAATAAGTGAAGGTGTTAAGTTAGGTGTTTCTTCAAGGGGAATTGGTTCATTGAAACTAACTCGTGAAGGAATTAATGTTGTAGGCGAAGATTTCATGTTAGCAACTGCTGCTGATATCGTTGCTGATCCTTCTGCACCAGATGCATTTGTATCAGGTATCATGGAAGGAAAAGATTGGGTGTGGGATGGAGGCGTTCTTCGTGAGAAGTATGCTCAAAAAACATACAAAACAATCAATACTTTAGTTGATCAAAAGAAATTAGATGAACATAAGTTGAGTTTATTTAATGATTTCTTATCAAAGTTATAAGTTATCTAAATAAATATAGTTTAAGACTCGGTAATCAGAGGGTTTACAAATGTCTCGTGGAGATTTACAAGAAATGGAAGTAGGCACTAAGCAATCCAAGGGTCCTGTTAATGCAAATGCAGCTGCAGGTGATCCTATGAAAGGATTGACAGATCCTGGCAAGGGATTGTCCACTAGTTGGGAGGATCTTGGTGGTCCGACACCAGATAATTATAGTCCCACTAATGATTCTGCTAAAATAAAAGAACCTCGGATTAAAACCGTAAAGGATGTAGTTAACAAAGGTGCAAAACCTGCTGAACCAATGAAAGGATTATCTGCTAAAGAAGCTCTAAAATCAGGTGATGAAGTAGAGTTGGAAGATAGTCAAGAAGTGGTAGCAGAAGAACCTGCAACTGAAGAAGTAACTGCAGAAGAAGAAAAGATTGACATTGAAGCTGATGTTAATGCTCTACTTGGTGGAGAAGAGTTATCTGAAGAGTTTAGGGAAAAAGCAAAAACAGTCTTTGAGGCTGCTTTGAACTCTAAGGTTTCTGAGCTTAAAGAGAATTTGCAAGCATCTTATGATGAGAAGCTTGCAGAAGAGGTAGAATCATCTAAGGCTGCATTAGCAGAAAGAGTTGATGCTTACCTTGAATATGTTGCTGAAGAGTGGTTCGTTGAAAACGAACTTGCTATTGAGCACGGTCTTAAGACCGAACTGACTGAATCATTCCTTTCTGGAATGAAGAGTCTTTTTGAAGAAAATTATGTTTCAATCCCTGACGATAAATATGATGTGCTAGAAAGCATGGTAGAAAAACTAGATGACATGGAGACCAAGCTCAACGAGCAAATCGAGAAGAATGTTTCATTAAATAGCAGACTTGCTGAGTCTGTTGCTGATGGAATTCTTGATGCAGTTTCTGATGGCCTTGCTGCTACTCAGAAAGAAAAGCTCGCCTCACTTGCCGAAAGTGTAGAGTTTGAGAGTGAAGACCAATATCGTGGCAAGTTGGAGACACTTAAGGAATCTTATTTCAAAGGTGTGAATCCAAAGGCAACAGGAGAGACAATTAATGAGACAGTAGACGTTAGCCAGGGAGATGTTTCTGGTTCAATGGCTGGATATCTCAAGACATTGCAAGCTGTTGCTAAGAAATGACTTTAGTATTTTAATCAAACAAAACTTTAAAGAGGTAAACGCAAATGTTCTCTGCTGAACATCTGCAGGAGAAGTGGGCACCACTACTAAACGCTGAAGGCGTTGATGAGATCAAAGATCCTCATCGTAGAGCGGTCACCGCTGTCCTGTTAGAAAACCAAGAAAAATTTTTAAAAGACGAGCAATCCTTTGCTCAGGGAACCATTAATGAGGCTTCCCCAACTAACCACGCTAACGCTGCTGGAGCATCCGGTGGTTTTGGTGGTAGTGCTGCTGCTGCAGGTCCACAAGCTGGTTTTGACCCCGTTCTAATTTCACTAATTAGACGCTCAATGCCTAACTTGGTTGCTTATGACCTTGCTGGTGTACAGCCAATGTCTGGTCCTACTGGACTAATCTTTGCTATGAGGTCCCGTTATAAGGACATGAGTGGTACAGAGACATTCTACAATGAAGTAGACACAGCATTCTCTGGACAGTCTTCTGGTAATGATAAGACTGCTGGATTTGCTGATGTTACAGCTGGTTTAGGTACTACAGCTCAGTCTGGTACTAACCCTGCTGTTCTTAACCCTGTTGGTTCTGCATCTTCTACTGGCTACGATGTCGGTGAAGGTATGGTAACAGGTGACTCTGAAGCTCTTGGAGATGGCGCTGGTAATTACTTTAACCAGATGGCATTCTCTATTGAGAAAGTCACTGTTACTGCCAAGTCACGTGCTTTAAAAGCTGAGTACTCACTAGAGCTTGCTCAAGACCTTAAGGCTATCCATGGCTTGAATGCAGAAGCTGAACTTGCAAACATCCTTTCTACTGAAATCCTTGCTGAAATCAACAGGGAAGTCATTAGGACTATCTACAAGGTTGCAGAACAAGGTGCTGTAGAAAACACAGCAAGTGCAGGTATCTTTGACCTAGACATTGACTCCAATGGTAGGTGGTCAGTTGAGAAGTTCAAGGGACTCCTCTTCCAGATTGAAAGAGATGCAAATAGAATCGCACAGAGAACACGTCGCGGAAAGGGTAACATTATCCTTTGCTCTGCAGACGTTGCATCTGCACTAACAATGGCTGGTGTACTTGATTACACACCTGCTCTTAATGCTAACCTTAATGTTGATGATACTGGTAACACATTTGCTGGTACTATCCAAGGTAAGTATAGGGTATACATTGACCCATATTCTGCTAACCTAGCAGCTAACAACTCTGGTCTTGCCAATGGCAGCAACCAGTACTATGTTGTTGGATATAAGGGTGGATCTCCTTATGATGCAGGACTCTTCTATTGCCCTTACGTTCCACTACAGATGGTTCGTGCAGTGGGTGAGGAAACCTTCCAGCCAAAAATCGGATTTAAGACTAGGTATGGCTTAGTTTCCAATCCATTTGCTGAAGGAATCACTCAAGGACTCGGTAGACTCCAAGTTAACAGCAACCGCTACTACAGACGTGTGGCAGTTAAGAACATCATGTAAGCTAGATGCTTATATTTTCTCAAAGGGACCCACAAGGGTCCCTTTTTTTTATCTAAATAATTAGAAAAGATAATGACAGCAACTGGTTTTAGAAATCAAATACAGAATAAGAACTTTTTGAATCCTACTGGGTTTAAGTTTATTTTAAATAGAGCTCCTAAGGTAGTATTCTTTTCTAATCAAACAAATATTCCAGGTTTAAATCTTGGAGTAGCACAGCAACCAACTTACTTAACAGATATTCCTGTACCTGGAGATAAACTTCAATTTCAAGATTTAACTTTAAGATTTTTAGTTGATGAAGATTTAGAAAACTATCTAGAAATACAACACTGGTTAAGAGGACTAGGTTTCCCAGATAGTCTTAAAGAGATATATGATTGGCAAAAAAGTAATCCTAATGCTCCAGCAGGTCCTTTAAATACTACTTGTGATGGAACATTAAATGTACTTTCTAGTTCAAATACACCAAACTTTAAAGTTAAATTCTTAGATATGTTTCCAACAAGCTTGTCTGATTTAGACTTTGATGCTACAGATTCTGATATAGATTACTTGACAGCTAGTGTTACTTTCAAGTATACTATATACAACATCACTGATTTGGATGATAATATTTTATGAGTATTGATCTTGATTCAATTCAAGAGATGTGGGAGAAAGATTCAAAGATAGACAGAGATAATCTTCATGAAGAGTCATTAAATATTCCCTCTCTACATGCAAAATACTTTGAGTTATATAATACTATATTTCTTTTAAGAAAGAAAGCAGAACAGCAGCGTAAAAATATTCGCCATGAACGTTATGAATACTTTTCTGGGAAGTCTGACCCTGATGTCTATAGAGATAATCCTTTTCCA